GGTATCAACCGTGCGGTTCTTGGTTCCGCCGGCGGCTGCAAAATCAATTTCATCGTCGGTAAGAATGGTAGGGGTAGCCACCACATCGCTGATAATAGCTCCTATTGCCTCTTCTTTCAGAGGTAAACAGATAGAGTAGTGGCGGAAGTTAACCAAGTTTTGTTGGTTTTGAGGGTCGGTAGCTGCTTCCGACAAATAGGTTTTCGTAGTGCCGTCGGCTTTCATCATACGAGGGGCATAGAAAGCAACGCTGCCTTGCAAATAGCCGGATGTACTCTCACCGAAGGCTATTTTCTTTAAAGTAGAAGCATTGAAGTAAGGATTATCGCCGAACTCGTAAATCTCGAACGAGTACATATTGGTAATCTTACCGCTCTCGTAGTTATAGTATTGTTGTGCAAACTTTTGGTCGGCTTCCAACAAATCGTTCACGTGGTCGGTGCATAATACCAATATACGCCCGGCAACAGGAACCTTCATTTTGTCGAATTTCTTTTTCATCGCAATAACGTCAGAACGAGTAAGAGCCTTACGAGTTCCCGCATCAACGCTCGCTCCGGTCGTTTTAATAACAGGCGTTAGCGTTTTGTTTTCCGAAGGTGCCAACGCATGAATGGCTTTCGCATACTTCTTATCGTTAATAGCATCACGATGACGCTCGATAACGCTACTCATTTTATCGTAGCTAATGGCATACACTTCATCGTCGGTAATAGCGGTGGGTTTGGTTTGGTATTTATCCAAGCCTATCGGTTTATCCGCATCTGCCAACGTCTCTATCGCCAACGGATAAGAGGTATTATTAATTAAAACGGTAGGATCGCCTCCGATATTAACAAAATGAATAACATCGTTTTCGGCATATTGGTCGTAACTCTTAATCTTAGCGTACCAACCCAACGATTCGGCTGAAGACCTAAACGCTTTTACCATAAAACCAGTCCACGCTTCGGTATATAATCCCGAAGCTAAACTGCCGACAGGTGCCACTTTTCCGAATGCGGCACTCAACACAACTAAACCTGCACCGCCTTCAAGGGGTGTAAGTCCGATAAAAGGAGCGACTGTCGCACCCACAAAGCAGTTAAGCATAACTGCAACTAACATCAACATTATCTTTTTCATCTCTTTTTAATTTTTTGATTTTTACTTGTTAATTCCTAATTTTTAATTGTTAATCCATTTTCGGCTCAAAACCAAACTCGGCTTTATACAAAGCTATGTAGCCGTCTCTGTCGTTTTCACGCAGATGTATCAGCTCCTCGCTCGATAGCTCGCTGTATTTTTTAACACCGCCGCTACCACCGGACGACTGATTCAAAAATTGGCTGGGTTTTACGACAGGCTCAACTACGACAGGCTCAACACTGTCTAATGTTTTTTGCAACTTCTCTAACCCAACAGCTTCGCCCAACTCGATAAAATGAGCTGCCTTGTCGGCTGTAATTTTCTTGGCTGAAACGGCTAAATTAACCGCATCTTTTATAGCCTTTTTCTCTTTTTCTTTTGCCTCGTTTTGCAAGGCTTCAATGGTTTTGTCTTTTTCGGAAATCACATCATTAAGTTTTTTCAGATCCCCGATAGCTGCTACTATTTGCGCTTCGGTGGCACTCTCAGCCAAACCGAGCGACATCGCAATTACTTTCATTTTTAAATTGTTTTCGTTAATACTTTTATTATTTAATTGACATTCTTTCAATAAACCGACGGGGCAATCGTCCCCCGTTTTCAATTCTATCATTTTGCCGTCTTTACACAGAGAAAGAGAGTTGTAATTAGAGCCTATATCCGCCACGCTGGCTTCCAACAAACGGCTCTTAGTAACCGTACGACGTGTTTGACCTTGAACAACATGCTCCGGCTTCTCGCTCTCTTCCAACATCTCGACGCATACGGAACACATATTAATAATGCCTTTCTCCACCTTACGTGCAATGGAAGCGGCAAAAGCATCGTCCTCGTCAAACACCGCATCGGCTTTCAACACACCCTCTTCTACCCGGATGTTCTCCCATTTACCTATCGGCAAAATGGTGTTGTTGCTGTCGGACCAACTACGGCTGTGATTCCATAACATAATGGGATTCTTTTTAAAAAGACTCAAATCAATCCCGTCGGTTAAAATTCTAAAACCGTAAGAATTGACGCTTTCATCGCTTAATACAAATGTTTTTGCTTTTTTTGCCATACATTAAAATTTTTTGTGTAAACAAATCGCAGCAAAAGTATAAAGCCTCCCGTTCATTAATTTTTTTATACACCAAAACAAACAACATTTTATTCAATTTGATACATACAATCAAGACAAAGCCTGCTTTGTCTTTACTTTTGCCGTGTTTTAACAAAAAAAATATGAAAATAAGTGATAAGAAAGAATTGGCACGGCTCTACTATATGAGGGGCGAAAGTCAAAAAAGCGTCGCCGAAAAAGTAGGCGTAAGTCCGCAAACGGTCAATCGGTGGGTGGATAAGGAAGGATGGGCTGCCAAGCGAGCCGCCGAAAACATCACACGTCCCGAATTGGTAAACAAGCTGTTGATGACCATTAACAAACTCATTGAGCAGGTCAACGATTCGGACGACCCGCTTTTGGTATCCGGATTGGGCGATAAGCTCTCAAAGCTGTCGTCTGCCATCGAAAAATTAGATAAAAAAGCAAATGTAGTAGATGCTATCGAGGTGTTTATGGCTTTCGGTAGATGGATGCAATACAGGTCGAGCTACGACAGCGAAATAACACCTGAGTTGCTCAAAGCCATCAACCGATACCAAGACCTCTATATCAGCGAACAAATAAGTAAATAATATGATAGGCAAACCCCGTAATTACGAAGATTGGAAACTGTGGTGCGAAACCGTACAAAACCGCACCGTCGTCGATTCGTTCGAGTCGAAAGAAGACAGAAACAAACGAATTGAACGACTGAGAGGCAATTACAGAGAGTTTGTCGACTACTACTTCCCGCACTACACAACCGACAAAAAAACAGGCAAAAGCACGGCATCGGCAGGATTTCACATAAGAGCTGCCAACAAAGTGCTGAAAGAACACAACCTGAAAGCCGTGTTTATTTGGGCACGCGGACACGCCAAATCGACACACTTCGACGTGTTTATTCCGCTATGGTTAAAATGCCAAGCGGTAAAACAGATAAACGTAATGGTATTGGTCGGCAAAAGCGAAGACAACGCCAATGTCCTGCTGTCCGACATACAAGCCGAACTGCAATACAACCAACGCTACATCGCCGACTTCGGACAGCAATACAACACCGGAAGCTGGCAAACGGGAGAATTTGTAACGCTCGACGATACCGCTTTCTTTGCTCGCGGTCGAGGACAATCGCCACGAGGTTTGCGATACCGCTCTTTCCGTCCCGACTACATTGTTATCGACGACTTGGACGACGACGAACTATGCCAAAACGAAAAAAGAGTCAACCGACTGACCGATTGGGTAAGAGAAGCTCTTTTCGGAACGCTCGACGGCGGGCGGGGACGTTTTGTCATGGTAGGCAACCTGATAGCGAAAAACTCCGTCCTCAACAAAATAAGCAAAACCAAAGGCATACACATCAACAGAGTCAATGCTTACGACCGCAACGGCAAGGTAAGCTGGGCGGAAAAGTGGACAAAAGAAGAGATACAAGCAATGGAACAATTTATGGGCTACCGGGCATTTCAAAAAGAAATGATGAACAACCCCATCACCGAAGGTGCTGTCTTTAAAAACGAATGGATTAGATGGAAAAAACCGCTGCCTTTAAGCAGCTACGACGCTTTGGTAGCTTATTGCGACCCTTCGTTTAAGGCGTCGGCAAAAAACGACTACAAAGCCATTAAGGTATGGGGAATGAAAAACACCGAGCTTCACTGCCTTTACGCCTTTTGCAGGCAATGTTCCGTCGGTGAAATGGTGCGTTGGTTCTACGACCTGCACGAATCGCTGCCAAGCAACGTAATTTGCGATTACTACATGGAAGCCAACTTTATGCAAGAACTTATATTGGACGAATTTGCAAACGAAGGCAAGCTAAGAGGCTACCAGCTGCCCATAAGAGGCGATTACCGAAAGAAACCCGACAAACACCAACGAATTGAAGCTATTAGTCCGCTGTGGGAACGCGGTTTTGTTTACTACAACATCAACCAACAAAACGACCCCGATATGCTGACGGCTTTAGAGCAATCGCTCTCGTTTGAAAAAGGAAGCTCAACCCACGACGACGCCCCCGATGCCGACGAAGGTGCCATTTTCATTTTGCAAAAAAACAGACGAATGGAAGCATTCCAACCCCTATTCGGACTAAGAAGAGAACCTAAATCATTATGGTAATTAAAAAACAGAGATATGAAAGCATTTAAACACGGAATCAAAGCATTTATTTTCGACTGGCGACTAAAACGGAAAATCCGATTAGCCAACCGGCTGAGCAAAGAAAACAAATATAAATATTTGGTATTAAACATAGGCGGTAAGCCGGTCATCAAGCAGCGAAACAT